TCTTTGAGTTTCATTGGTTGTAAGTTTCACGTTGTGCATTCTTGTCATTGAAGTGCATCAGAAGGACAGCATAATGCAAGATCTTCATAATGTCACGACGAGCAGTGCCTTTCTTATCATACCGAGAGGCATACTTAAGGATGTTACTACGGCAGAATGCTTCGCCGTCACCACAGGCTTCAATCAGATCAAGAGTCTGAATTTTGTCATCACCAGCAGAATAGTGCTGATTATAAGTTCCGCGAACATACTCAAGAAGTTCTTTTAGAATCTCCTCTTCATTATACTTCCAAGGAATTTTGGAAGAAATAATATCAATACTACCCGTAGATTCAATAGATTCATCAGACATGTTAATATTCAAAGTAATGTGGTCATCTCCATATGCTCCAGTAATTCCGGGAGCAATAAGGTCTTCATCATTCATTTTCAGAATTTCATCGTATAGCATAGACCAAGAGTTAGTCATAAGTTATTATATCAGGACTCTACCTGCTCGTCAACGGGCATTTGGAAGTCAGCATCAACCTTATCATAAAGTTCAAGGAATGCTTGCTTAGTCTCATCGTCAAAACGATTTACACAAACTTCAATTGCCATCGCCTTATCACCAAAGATACGATAGGCACGAAGAATGTGGACCAGACGGCGGGTGCTGATAATTTCTTCGATACCACCGTCATAGAAAGTCTTGCGAATAATGTCTGCCCAATCAACCAGACGCTTACAGAAGTCTGGAGCAACAACCTTCAAGTCGCGAGAGACACTTTCAAGAATCTTGGTTTCCTGTGCAGGAGTCGGATATGCCTGCTCAAAAGTTACGGGAAAACGTTCAAGGAAGGCTTCGTTGAGCACGTTAGTTCCAATGAATCGTCCATCGTCTGAACCTTTACCTTTAGTGTTTG